TGCTTGCTCGTAGCGTCTTGGTTGACGTGGTAGGTAACACCAGCCGAAGCAGGGGTTGCACGGGTGAAGTTACTGATAAGCTGGCGAAGTGCCACGTTAGCAACAAGCGTCAGGCTGTTCATCTCACCATTCTTGGCGAAGATCGAACCAATCAACGTGTTGAACGAGCTTTCACTGATGGCAGAGGTGATGATCGAGCCAGATGGAGTCAAATACGCAGTAGGAACCGGATTGGTTGCTTGTGCGGTAGATTGAAGCCATTTGCCAAGGCCGCGCATTCCGTAAGGAGTGCCAGCACCGTTCTCAACGGTCATCTCGTTGGCAGATGCAATGGTGGCTTCGATGTCACGCTTGATCTCCCGCATGGACTTGGCTTCCGCCTGGGCCACGTTAGCAGGACCAACGCTGGTCACCGCTTGCTGAAGATTAGACACGATGTAGTCCCGGCGCATCAGTTGGATGTAGTTTCCAAGGCGAGCGCGATCTGCGAACTTGTCGGAGAACGAGGTAACGTCGGAACCTTCACTGATACCAGTAGTCGCTGGAGCAGACAGGGAGTCAACGGTCCACTCAGAGAAGGTGGCGCTGGCTTTACCCTTGCTGCAAAGCGAGAGAATTGGAGTCTCTTCTGGAGCCAGAATAGAAAGCTCGTTGGAGAGATCCTCACGGTTGGATACGGCGGAACCCGTTCCCACCTTGGCGGCGGGGGCGGATGGTTGGTAAGTATTTGAAATAGGCATAGTCTTAGTTGGTTAAATTCACTTGTATTTAGCGATTCTTGCAGCAACCCATTCTTCAGGACTCCCACTCTTTTCAAAGCGGGTGTATGCGTCGATAACCTTCGTCTTGGAGGATGTTGAGGACTTTGCAGCACCAGCACCAAATGGGGAAGGAGATGGACTGATTTTCAGTTTTGTCCCCACCGCCGGTTGCTTCTTGGTTCTCATCCCTCCGTTGATGGAGTTTGACGCATGCGCCATGATGTATTCAATCTGGTAGCCAATTTCAGGAACTTGTTTGCGTAGCTTTTCGATAAGCGGGTCAGACATCAGATTTCTGAATTGTTTCCCGACAGTCGTGGATTCATCCTTGATGTCTGGAACCTCTTCTTCTGCCGCTGCAATGTATTGGCCTTTCAACTCTTGCATCTGGGCGATCTGCTGGAGATGCGCCTGTTGTGCCGGAATGTATTTGGTCAACGCCTCACGAGCGTTTCGGTTGGCTTTACGAATCTGCTGCTTGGTGAACTCCCGATCTCCAACTAGGATTACGTCTTCCGAACGGTAATCCTCGTATTCCTCCAGTAGCTCGTCTGTTGCATCGAGGGTTTTCTCAAGCTCCTTGTATTTCCCCTTCAGCTCGTCAAATGACTGAACTTCGCGGAATGGATTTTGTTCTTGAGGGACTTCCTTGATTCCAGGTTGAGACTGAATCTTCTCCTCCAGGGCTTTCTTCTGAGCTGTCAGCTCGCCAATGCGTTGAAGCAATCGGCTCTTACCCTTTTTGGCTAAAGATTGAATCTGTTCCGTCGTCAACGACAGTAGATCAATTTCGCTTTCCTCTTCCTCTTCTTCTGGATCTTCCTCAGTTTCAGTATCTTCTGGCTGGGAAGGGTTTTCCTCCTCCTCGCCTTCAGATTCCTGCTCCTCAGGTTGTTCCTCGGATTCGGCTTCTGGATTTTGTCTGGCCGTTCTCTGAGCTACAAGCTCTTCAAATGACATGTTGGACACTGATTCGATAGCCTCAGCGGTAGCTTCTGGATTGCTCATATTGGAAACGCCATTTACGCTCGGCGGTGCGATTCGCCGGACGCTAATGCAATTTAATTACATTTGTCAATAGCCTTGTTGATTCGTTGAAACTTTTCCTTGCGTTGTCCTGAAATCCTGCTTAGATTGGCGTTGACGAGAGGTTGCACTCAACGTCATCTTGTTTTCCCCCGCTGGTTCTGTCCAGCCACTGAAAGCTCCGATGCGGTATTGCAACCTCCCGCCTCGGAGTTTTCCTTTTCCAGTGGGAGAGCTTGGAACATACGATGCCGCGCAGCCTGAGAAATGGCGTGAATCCCGGTGAGTTGGAGATCTTCAAGGTTCTGTGCGTTTAGGTTGTCAACGCACGGGTAATCAGTCGCAGTCGAAAGGCTGGGCAAGCCTTGTGTCACGCGAAGCAATTCGCAGGGAGCCTCTATCGAGACAGTCCTACTCCCGACACAAGGTCCGGTTCAATCCCGGTCGTGAGAAAGCAAAGGAGTGGCTCCATACAGAGACGTTCTTCGATCACGGTTGATTCCTTGACAGGACAACCGTGTCCGCTGCAGGAGATCACCACCAGAGACTTAAGCGAATGATGCTGATCTGATTGATCACTGATTAAATCAAAAAGCCGTAGAGGAATTTACTCCCCTACGGCTCCCTGAACACACAAACACGCCGAAAACAACACGGCGACGCAATAAGAGCAGAACCCAGAAAAACGTCAACCTTCTTTTTTCAGTAAGGCAAGAAGTTCATCCAGGGTGGATACGCTGCCGACAATCTTCATAACCTCATTGGTTTCAGCACACTGGCGAAGGTCAGCAAAGAACCTCTCACGCTCGTCCACGATAAACTGGATAATTGCCTTGAACTCATCCCGGTCGGAGAGAGCATCAATGGCCTGCTGGATCGTTGGCTTGGGTAGTCGCGTCATTTGAATGGGCTGAGGTTTTTGGACAATCTCATTTTAGCATGTTCAATCGCCTTCTGCATGATTGCTTCTGGGATTGGCTTCTTGTTTGGGATGATTTCATTCTGCATCAAAGCAACCTCATCACGACTCAATGATGGAACAAGAGTTGGAAAATCAATCTGCTTCCCATCAACTTTTATCGCCCCACTTTGTGTCGAATATTCTGTAGCAATATTTCCATCCGGTAGCTTTATCTCTCCAAGAAAGCCTTTGCTTTTAGATGATCCATCTGGACGATTACCGTAGTTTTTTTTAAGGCTGATTGGCAATCCGAATTGTTTCAATATAGAAGGCATGATCGGATAGGTCGCGTCATTTGCGTTTGGTTGGTTTCTTTGGCATCTTCATCATGTTGATTTCAATCTCAACATAGCGTTTGCCTTTGCCTTTGCTTTCCATCTTCTTGTCGTTGTAACTTCCTGATTTCATTTTTTTCATAGATTTATTTCATTGATTTGTTTCCGCTGCACTTCCATTTACGGCGTGACAGGTTGTTTGGGGAGTTTGGATCACTTCTCCAGTCTCCTTTGATTGCGTTGGACCTGGCGCAGTATGAATCGCCTTTGTCAGTGCCAGGACGAATACGATCACCACCATCAGCAGCCTTGCCTGCTTGCCCATACTTCACAGTCTTCTTTCGTCCTGTGACAGGATTCGTGACTACCTTCTTGAACCTCTTCTCGATCACTTTTTAAGTTTAGGCTTGGTGTGAGTCAATAGCTTACTAGATGCCGTATGAGTGGCTCCAGTCATAACTTTGCCACCTATTTTATGGACTGCTCCAGTGTGGAGTTTCCCGCTTTTCGTATAATGTTTAGAACTTGCGCCCATGATTATCGATATGTTGAGGTTTTTTTAGCAATTGATTTTGGTTGCGCTACAAATTGTTTTCCCTGTGCGTTACCCTTAGCCTTTGCACGATTTGTGGATGCTTTCTCAGATGAAGTCAAGGAATTCCAAGCAGCGTCGGGTAAATATCGTTTTTTCCCTTTGCTTGGCTTCCCATCTGAGGTGCGCCACTTCTGCCCACTCCAGTCTTTTAGCGATTGCTGCGGGTCTTTCATCGATAGCCTCCTCCATTTTTCTTGTACTCTGAAGCCAGAAGCTGGGCCTTCCTTGCGCTCCACTCACCAGGGTCACCACCTTTAGTCCCAGACTTAATCTTACTGAACAATGCCTTCCTCATGGTTGGCTTGGTGTAATTCCCTGCTGCGTTTACGGTGGATTTCTTTTTCATTGCTTCGTCGTTTTACTTCATAAGTTTACGAACAGAAGAAGAAGACGTTCCTCTTGCCTTGTTTTGCTCATGTTGCCGTGCTGATTCAATATTGATATTACGTTGTTTTTCACGTTCTTGCATAAGTTGCTTGGCATTAGTTTGTCTAATATCAGGCTTGCCAAAGTCAGTAATATAACCTTCATATCTCTCTCCTTTAGAAGCGTTTTTTGTAGCTTCTTCTGCTTGAATATTGGCTCGTTTTCGGAAAACTTCTCTTTCATCAAGAAGTCTCCTTCCAGTTGTATAAGCTGGATTCTTCGTGATGTCGTATTTTTTCTTTTCTTTTTCCATGAAATTGATTTATTTTTTGTTATTGCTTCATTCCTTGAGTTGTCATTCCACCCATTTCAGCGGGTGCTGTTCCAATACGTCCGATTTCAGCATTCTGAGCCTGTTGTAGCTGGAATTGATACTGTCCTGCATACTTCTGCAAGCGAGCAGCAAACGCCTCGTCAGACTGTGCGCGTTGGGCCACATCAGGCTGCTGTGCGTATGCCTGAACAAGCTGCATAGCGATCTGTGCGCCATTTGGTTGAGCAGGAACCTCGATGCCAGCAAAGATCTTCGCAAGGTCATCTGTGACGTTCTTCTGGACCTTCTGTTGAGCTTCCTCAACTGGCTGTAAGACGTAATCAGCAAAGATAGGATTGATCGATGATGCTGCAAACTCAAGTAGTTTGTTGACATCTAGGATGCCATTACGATCCAACTGAGTAAGTGACACCATGCTCTTCAACTGAGTCTCTGCTGTCTCTGGATCACTGGATAAGGAATCAAAGGAAACCATGATTGAGAAGTTCTCATCTGGACTGCCCTTTGTCATCACCTGTGGGTTTGGATTGCCTGTAACTTGGAAGAACACCTCATCCGGTCCCATCCGCTGATACAACTTCCAAGCCATTGTCAGAACGTCCTTAACATGATCAAGGAACTTGCCAATGTAATACTGCTGCCGTGCTGACGATAAAGGATTCGTAAGATCCAAGCCAATCGCTCGGTCAGCCTGTCCACGCATCGAGAGTTCGCTCTCCACAGATCCACCGTCATTCAGAGGAATTGGACCAAATGCAATCTCACCCATGCGCCGATATGGAACTCTGCGCCCAGGACCCCAATCAGATGGTGGTCGCCCAGCAGGATGCATGATTGGAGGCAGGGTGGCAAGAGACGCACGGTCAATCCGGCTGTCACGCTCTGTCTTAATTTGCATCTGAGGACCACGGAGAATGTCGGAAAACGTCTGCACTTCATACATGCGCTTCTGGTCATTGGAGAGACGAGTAACCACGAATGGGTAGTCATCATAGCCATTGAGAAGCTCATGCTTGGCAAAACCTTCTGTCTGAGGATGGAAGACTGTGCAATAGATGCCTTCAGAACCATCCTCTTCGTCGATCAGACGCTGATACGCATACACAACCATCACGAGGTCGTTGTCGTCGGTAATTGGCAGGCGCGTCTGGGTCTTGACCTTTTCACCATCAAGATACATTGAGTCTTTACCACGCAACGTCTCAATCGCGTTGTCCACCCAGTCCCTGTCCCATCCTTGGTTTGTCACCTTCTTCTCCAACTCTTGAGCTGTCAGGAAGGTGCGCCAGAACATGTATGGAGCGCGTTGTGGGTCTGAAATGTAAGATGGGAACATCACTTCACCATCAGGAGCGCAGGCATAGACAACTGGGCAATCGACTGTCTGTCGAGCAATTGGTAGCTCAGAAAGACCAGTCTTACGAAGATCTCTGATTGACTTCTTGGCCCTTTTTGGAGAAAGATCAGGGAATGATTGTTTGATCAAGTTCAACAAGATTTCATCATCTTCTCCGCTAAGGATCAATTCGGCAAGATCAGGCGAGGCTTGTTGGATTTCTTGGAGTTCT